TGGATTCGGATAATCGCCTGCCGTAGGTGCTAATATTAAATCATTTGGAATATAATTATAAGGCCAATTTGTATAATTAGACCATTCATTTCTTAAATTCGCATCACTACGCTGTAAATACCACATCCAACTTGAAACTAATCCTAATGATTCTAATTGAATCTTATTTGCTCCTGTTACATTATAGAAAATATTCTCGTGTACTTGCTTGAATAAGTAATTCTGTTCGTTTTTAGCAAAAAGTTTGACCTCATCATTTGATAGAAAAGCATAAGTACAATTTAAATTTATATCTGAATTCCAAATTGTTCTTGTATCTAAATATGATGTCGGACCTAACTCAGTATCAGGTGGAGGTTGAAGAAAACGATAAAATTGTTGATAAAATTGATTAAAATTCGGCGCAATATAGGGGAAATTATTTGTATAATCAAATACATCGCGGATTCTGAATAATTCATTGATCGGCCTAAAGGTTACTGTTATTTGTAACTCGTTATATTGAAGAGCTACTAAAGGAAACGCTTGCTGACTTTTTAATCCAAACCACGAATTTAATGGAATATAAATTATTCTGCCACGTATTGAGGGTTCAGCTCCGGCTGGGTTTAATGTATAAAAGGCATTTGGGTACGCATTTACACGAGTTCCCGCATTTGCTGGGTCATTTAGCTCCGGCACGTTTCCAGACATCTGATCGAACAAAGCCTTTTTAGTTCCACTAAAGTCTCTCTGAACTGCGGCTAAAAGATATTGTCCAGAATATTGTTGAAGTGTTTGGTTTCCACAAGTGATTACAATTTGGCTTATCATTTGCGCTCCAATATTATCAATCCATTTGAAATCATATCCGACCCACGGGGTATATATTGTTTCACCTGCTGAATTAACAACTTCTCTAGGCGGCATTATAGGTGACCATATATTCGGAAGCTCTACGCTAAGGTAACAATCCATAAGAAGATCAGCATATCTCTTTATTCGAAATGTAAACGTAGATTCTTCATTTAATCTTAATGTTTTTGCTCCTTCAAAATCAAGACGAAAAGATTGTTTTCCAAAATTTGTGTATTTTTGATAAACACCTTTCCAGTAACTTTTGGATGGGTTACCATTTAAGATAACATTTTGTTGTCCTTGTGAGACTAAATTTAAAAGGCCTCCTGTCATGTTTTTTATTAATATATATAGTTATTTAATTCTAAATCAATTATATCCGGTATAATATAATTTAATTATTTCTAATTCATAAAAATAATATATAACACATACTTAAAAATAGTTATATATTTATATAATAAAATGGGTTTACAAATATCAAAAATTAAAGAGAGAAATGGAGTAAATTATCATTGTCCTGAATGTAAAAAATCAAAAAAAACACCTAATTTGGTTGGAAAATTTGTTTTGATTAATGATCACCAATTTAAATGTAATGGTTGTAATAATATATTTGATAAAAATACTATATATTCATCTTTTTCACATAAAAACCCGAAAAAAATAGAGCGTGTCATTAAAGTATAAAAAATAAACTTAAATATATAATTTGTATTATTTATATAAATGCATTGGATATATATATTAAAGTGTGAAGACGACTATTATTATGTAGGTGAAACAACTAAATTATATAAAAGATTTTGGCAACACTTGTCAGGAATAGGCGGTGTAAATACAAATACTTACAAACCTGAAGAAGTTGTAGCAATTTATAAATTAAATACAATAACCAAATTTCTTGATTATAATAAGAATGTATTAGATCTTATTAATGATAATTATAATGAATATAATAAATGGTTATTAATAAATTTTAACGATGAAACGGAATATTGTGATAATTTATTTTCAGAAAATAATATTATAGAATGTATGATGATTCATAATAAAACTAATTGGGAAAAATTTAGAGGTGGAAAATATACCAGATTTGATATTTGCTATAAATATCCAGAGAATAATTATATAAGAGAATTACCAATTTGTAAATGTGGGTTACCTTGCGATATTAGAAAAAATGAGGAAAAAAAATTTATATATTTTAGATGTGCTAAAAAAAATATGTGGGAAAATTTTAAAGAAATATTTGATGTTCAAGAGCCTTGTAATTTTTTTATGGAATATGTTACAGATATTGAATTTCGTGTTAATGAAAATAATAACGAAAAAAAATTTAATGATAGAAAAAATATATTTAAAGAACTTTTTAAAAAATCTGAATGGTTAAAAAATATACCTATTGGTGATGATTTTGACCCAGACGAATGTGTTGGTATTTGTAATACAGGGTTTCATTACACAAAAATTAAATATTTTGGAAATGAAATCAACTTATGTTATGACTGTTTATTAATAAAAATAATGAATTGTCTATAAAATATAGTTTTGATAATAAATGTTTATTAAAAATTAAAAAATAATATAATATATTAAGTATGTCTGATAAAATAGCAACACCAAATCCATTAACTGGCATTAAAAATATGAAAGAAGATTTTATTTCTAATTTAATTTTAGGCTTTATTTTATTATTGGTTATTATGATGATTGTATACATAATATATTTAACAAAGCTTCAATCTAGGGAATGCTCATATATAAATGATTTATATGGCGATGTAAATGGGAATTTACGTTCCATAAACTTAAATGACCCTGATTGTAGTGGTAATTTAAATGAATATTATATTAAAACCGCATATAACGCATGTTCGGGAGGCAGCTATAAAAATGATATTGTTGAAATATGTAACCTTAAAGCTGTTCTAACGCAAGGTGTAAGAGGGTTAGATTTTGAAATTTATTCAATTGATAACGATCCAGTAGTAGCAACAAGCACGTCAGACAATTACTATATAAAAGAAACTTATAATTCTGTGAGTTTTAGTGATGTTATGAAGACAATAAAAAATTATGCTTTTTCGGGTAGTACAGCTCCTAATCCAAGAGATCCAATATTAATTCATTTAAGATTCATGTCAAATAACCAAAGTATGTATTCTAATTTAGCAAATATTTTTAAATCATATGACACCATATTATTAGGGAAAGAATACAGTTATGAGACATCAGGTCATAATTTGGGAGGAGAACCTTTGTTAAATTTTATGAATAAAGTAATACTTATTTTTGATAGAACTAATACATCATTTTTGGAGAATAAAGATTTAATGGAATATGCGAATATGACGAGTAATTCTATATTTATGCGAGCGTATAGTTATTATGATGTTAAAAACAATCCTGATTTAGAAGAATTGAGAGAATATAATAAAAGAAATATGACAATTGTTTTTCCTGATAGTGGAAGTAACCCAGTAAATCCAAATGGTATTTTATCTAGAGATGCGGGTTGCCAAATGGTAGCAGTTCGTTATCAATATGTAGATAATTTTTTAATTCAAAATACTACATTTTTTGATAATTGTGGTTACGCATTTTGCTTGAAACCAGAAGATTTAAGATACAAACCAGTAATGATTGAAGAACCTACACAACAAGATCCGGCATTATCATATGCTACACGAAATGTTACAACTGATTTTTATAGTTTTGATGTTTAGATTTTAAATCTTTTATACAATATATACTTAAATAAATATTATATTATTAATAATATGGGATTATCACAATCTAAAACTGAAAAATGTACATGTAAAACTGAAAAATGTACATGTAAGGCTAAATTGGAGGAAGTAAAACAAGAAGCAGTTGAAGAAGTTGTAGAATTTGTACAAGAAGTGAAGCAAGTTGAACAAGTAGAAGAAGTTGTACAAGTAGAAGAAGTTGTAGAAAAAGAAGAAGTAGTTCAAGAAGTAATTGAAGAAGTTGTACAAGTAGAAGAGCAAGAACAAGTTGAACAAGTAGAAGAAATTGTAGAAGAAGTTAATTCTGAAAGAGAATCTATTTGTTGTAATCAAGGCGATTCTGATTGTTGTAATCAAGAATCAGAAAGAGATTCTTTAACTCAAGAAGTCAAAGAAGAAACTGTAAAGCCTGAAGAAAATAAAAAGAAGAAAAATAAAAATAAAAAAAGGAAAATTAAATAAAATTATTTTTTTATAAATATTTATTTGAAATATTAAATAAATATTTATATTATATATGAAGCAAAAGATTTGTAAAGATTTATCTTTTGAAGATTGTGAATTGGCAATTTTGCGTATGGCCGTTGACAAAGCAGAAGAAAAAATAGGTAAACGTGTAGTAAATTCAGAAGAAGTTCAAAAAATAATAAAGATAGTTGAAAATTTTATTAAGAAGAAGAATTTAATATGCTACGGAGGGACCGCGATCAATAATATTTTACCAAAAGAAGATCAATTTTACGATAAAGATGTTGAAATACCAGATTATGATTTTTTTACAATAAACGCACTAGAAGATGCTAAAGAATTATCTGATATTTATTTTAAAGAAGGATTTACCGATGTGGAAGCAAAATCT